TGAAGATCCTGCTCGTCCGGCTCAGCAGCATCTACGCCATCCACGACAACCAGCGCGCCAAGGAACAGGAGCAGGCCACCGCCCGCGCCGCCGCGCAACTGAAAGTGCACCAGCAGCGCGTTCCCCTCACACGGCTCAAGGAGACAGCCTAATGACCAAAGCGGAAATTCTGGAGAAGGTGCTTAACTTCGTCGACGGCTGGGACTTCGGCGACGATGAAATCCAGCGCGAGGCCGACGAGATCAAGCAGCTTGTCGAGGCCTGGCAGACCGAAGGCGTCGAGGCCGAAGAAGAGGTCGGCTAAAATAATGTTTGACGCGGCGCTTCGAATCAGTCAGCCATTTTCCCATAGTGGCGACACCAGCGCCACCAAGGCCCGCCATCGCTGCGGGCCTTTTTCATTTCCGCCCCCGCAACACGATGGCCAGGAAAACCAGCCCAAAGGCAAAGCACGACACGACTGCGAAACGCCCACGCAAGGGCCGCAGGAAGTCGCACGCCTCTGCGCCGGCACTCGCCTCAGAACAGGGCGGTATCAGGAGCAACGCGGGAAAGTTCCAGAAAGGCCGCAGCGGAAACCCCGGTGGCCGGCCAAAGGAACATGCCGAGGTGAAGGAGATGGCGCGCGCTCACACCGAGCAAGCCATCGCCGTGCTCGCCAAGTGGATGCTGTCCGACGAGCCCAAGGCCGCGATTGCAGCAGCCACCGCGTTGCTCGACCGTGCTTGGGGCAAAGCTACGCAAGCGATATCGGGTGAAGATGGCAAGCCCATCGACATCAACCTTGGCGTCGTCCGCGCCGGCATTGCGGGCAAGCTCGCTCGTATCGCTGGCGCCCGCCCAGCGTGAGGCATTCCTCGAAAGCCTGAGCGCCGACGAGCTCGACGCGCTCGAGCACGATTGGCACTTCTGGGCTCGCGACGATCAGCTCGCTCCGCCTGGCCTCTGGCGCATCTGGCTCGTCAACGCCGGCCGCGGCTTCGGGAAGACCCGCCTTGGCGCCGAGTGGTGCCACGAATACGCGATGTCTACGGTGGCGCGCATTGCCATCGTCGCTGCCACGAAGGACGACGCCGAGAAAGTGTGTGTCGCCGGCGACAGCGGCATCATCGCCACGCAGAAGCCTTGGGCGCGCGTCGAATTTAAGCCGTCGAAGAATGGCGGCACGGTCTACTGGCCCAACGGCTCGATTGCCGAACTCTACTCTGGCGAGAACCCGCAGAGCTTGCGCGGCCCAAATTTTCACGCCGCTTGGTGTGATGAGCTTGCGAAGTGGCGCCGCCGCGATGCGACGTGGGACATGCTGCGAATGGGTTTGCGGTTGGGCCAAGACCCGCGCACTGTGATCACCACGACGCCGACGCCTAACAAACTGCTGAAAGACCTGCTAAGCGACAAGCGCTTGGCGCCTGATGGCACGCCACTCGTTCGCGTAACGAGAGGCAGCACCTTCGCCAACGCGGCGAACCTCGCCGACGACTTCCTCGCCGAACTCAAGGCGAAATACGAAGGCACGCGCCTCGGCCGCCAGGAGCTCGAGGCCGAGATCCTCACCGACAAGCCCGGCGCGCTGTGGACTTACAGCATGCTTGAGGACTGCAGGCGGGAAGACGTACCGGCGCTAAAGCGCATTGTCGTGGCAATCGACCCGCCCGTCACGAGTGGGGAAGACGCTGACGAGTGCGGCATCATCTGCGCTGCCGTGGGAGATGACGGGCATGGCTACGTGCTCGCCGACGCGTCCGAGCGCGGCCTCTCCCCGAAGCAGTGGGCCGAAAAGGCGGTCAGGCTGTACGTTGAAAACGGCGCCGGATCGATCGTCGCGGAAGCGAACAACGGCGGCGAGATGATTGAAGAGATCATCAAGTCGATAGACGACCGCATCAAGGTCAATCTGGTTTACGCGTCCAAGGGCAAGGTCAGCCGCGCCGAGCCAGTGTCAGCGCTCTATGAACAGCGTCGCGTGCATCACGTTGGATTCTTCAAAGCGCTTGAAGACCAGCAAGTTGAATTTACTCCAGACTTCGACCGCAAGACCGCAGGCTACTCTCCCGACCGCGTAGACGCGTTGGTGTGGGCCATCAGCTTCCTGATGCTCGGCGCCAAACCCGCAACCCCCAGGATCATAAGGCTCTGACATGAGTGCTCACAATCACTACACCACTGCAGCGGTGCCGGCCGGAGAGGCCAAAGACGTCGGCGCGATGATCGTCACGACGCTGATCTCTGCTGGCGTTCTCGTCCCGGCCGCCTGGCTCGGTTCGATGCTGGCCCGAGATCTCGTTTCGGCGCTCGATAACGCCATCAACGCCGTCCGCGACTCGATCACATACCTGCGCTTCGGAGCTGATCTTCAGGACCTGCAGCGCGTCGTCGAGGAGTTGCAGGCCGCAGGCATCCAGGTTCCGGCGAAGGTGCAGGCCATCGTCAACAACCCGCACGACGGCGACTATGGCACCTCGGCCGACCTCAACATCGAGTACGCCCGCGGCTGGCTTGAGACCACGCTGCGCATGCTGCAGGACGCGCAGGAGCGAGCCGAGAGCATGCCGGACGAGCAGCGCTCCGACCCGCGACCCGTCGACGTGAAGTCCGGCGCGCACTACACTTACCGCTAAGGGCAAAGCACACACACCATGGAACGCAAATTTGACCCCGGCGAAGTGGCGGCGCTTATCGATCTAGCACGCGAGCTTATAGCCACGTGGGGGCCCACTGTGGCACTCGTCGGGGCCACGGTCGGCGGTAGATGGGCTATTCGAAAGATAGCCGAATGGTACGGGGAGGCGGACAAGGCGCGCGACGATTTGCGCCAGCGCATCGCGCAGCTTGAGGATCAGCGCGACCGCGCGCGCGAATTGGCATCGTCTGCCGAAGATGCAGAGCAACGCCGCGAGTGGCAAGAAACGGTCGAGTCATGCACGCAGCAGATCGATGAGGCCCGGGAACAGCTTAGCGAGATCGATCAGTATTACCGCACATTGACCACCCTCGACGATAAACACCAGCCTCTGACGTCTACCAAGACGTACGGCGCACACGCTCTCTATCGATAGGACAGAGACCACACCCATGGGCTACATCGCAAACCTCGGCCAGGCGCTCCTGGGCCGGGCGCTTTCGCGCGCCTTCGCGCAGAAAGCCTCTGCCGTCGGGCCGCTCATTGCGCGGCTCGTCGCAGGCAATGCCGTCTGGAGCCAGCGCGACTTCGCGCAGCTCGCGAAGGAAGGCTACCAGCAGAATGCCGTGGTCAACGCCTGCGTGGCGCGCATCGCCCAGGCCGTCGCGACGATCCCCGTCTGCGCCTACCAGATGTCCGGCAAGGGCCCGAAGAAGAAGCGCACCGAGATCGAGGACCACCCGGTGCTGCTGCTGCTGAAGCGGCCGAACCCGGAGCAGGACTATGTCTCGCTCATCAAGGCGTTCGTCTCAAACTACGCCATCACGGGCAACGCCTACCTCGAGCGCACGGGCGAGGACCAGCCCGAGAAGATGGAGCTTTACGCCTGGCGCCCTGACCGCGTGACCATCATCCCGCGCCAGGACGGCATGGTCGGCGGCTACGAATACCGCGCCGGCGGCGGCGTGAAGCGCCTGGAGGTCGATCCCGACCGCGGCCTGCGCCCGGTGCTGCACCTCAAGACCTTCAACCCCACCGATGACTGGCTCGGCATGAGCCCGCTCGACGCCTGCGCCTACGCGATCGACATCACGAACACCGCGGCGAAGTGGAACCTCGGCATCCTCAACAACTCCGGCGCTCCGTCTGGCGCCTTCGTGTTCGCCCCGAAGGACGGCGGCGATCAGTCCCTGTCCGACACGCAGATCGAGCAGATGCGCCGGCAGATCGACGACATGACCAGCGCCAGCGGCAAGCACCGCCCGATCGTGCTCGATGGCGGCTTCGACTGGAAGCAGATGGGCCTCAACCCCGAGCAGATGCAATTCGTGGAAGGCGCTGATCGCGCTGCCCGCGAGATCGCATTCGCCCTTGACGTGCCTCCCATGCTGCTCGGCATCCGCGGCGACAACACCTATTCGAACTATCAGGAGGCCCGCCAGGCCTTCTACCAGGACACCGTGATCCCCATGGCGCGCCTGATCATGCACGCGCTGACCCGCTGGTTCGAACGCCAACTCGGCGAGAACACGTGCCTGGAGATCAACACCGACCAGCTCGAAGCCCTCGCGCCCATGCGCAAGGAGCAGTGGACCGGCCTGCAGATGTGCACGTTCCTCTCGATCAACGAGAAGCGCGAGGCCATCGGCTACGAAGCGGTCGACGGCGGCGACGACGTCATGGTGCCGGCCGGCCTGCTGCCGATCGGCATGCCGGCGACGATCCCAGGCGATAGCGCCTCGGCTGACCCGCCGCCGAAGCCTGGCAGCAAGGCGCCTGCCAAATCGAGCGGGTTGCCGTATCTCGTTGGGACCGTTCACCGCCATAGCGATCTGCCCTGATGCAAACCCTCCCCAAGCTCGACGCGCGCCGCTACCGCGAGCGGGCGCTGCACACCCGCCTGATGGTCAGCCACGAGCACGCGCTCGAGCAGCACATCGCGCGGGTGGTGCGGCAAACGGGGAAGATCGCAGCCGCGATGCACCGCGACCACGGGCACGACGGCATGAAAGCTACGATAGTCCAGTTCGGGCAGCGGCTGCGGGCAGTAATGCGCCCGTCGCTGCTGTCGACCGCCCGCGAGTTCGGAAATCGCGTGGCCCACGGCTCGAAGGCTGCACTCGGCATCGAGACCAAGGCGTTCGAAGACCTCGACTATGCCATCCAGGTCGCCATCGACGAGCACGTCGGCACGCGCATCACGCAGATCACCGAGACCACGCAGGCGACGATCGTCGAGATCATCCGCCGCGGCATGGAAGAGGGCTGGAGCGAGGGCGAGGTAGCCGCCGCGATCGAGGACGCCATGTCAGGCGAGATGGCCGAGTGGCGCGCCCGCCGCATCGCGCGCACCGAGACGCATACCGCTGCCGCTATCGGCCAGCACGCGGCCGCCGAGGCGAGCCCGCTCGAGTACACCAAGGAATGGCTGTCGACCGAGGACGACCGCACGCGCCACGACCACGCACTGGCCAACGGCCAGAAGGTGCCGATGGACGACCCCTTTATCCTCGGCGGTGATGATGCCTCGCAGGGCGGGCGCTTCGTTGCCGATGGCGGCTCGTGGGTGCCGCGCTCCTTGCCGCGTGGCCGCGGCGGTACCCAGGCCACAGCCTACCGCGATCTCAGCCGCACCGAACTCGGTGCTGGAATGATCGCCATGATGTACCCCGGTGATCCGAGTGCACCGCCGGGGCAAATCATCAACTGCTTTGTGGGCGAAACGCTGGTGTCAGGTGCGGGCGCGACGGCTACGCGCCACTTCTATACGGGCGAGATCGTCGAGGTGACCTTCTCCAATGGGCGCAAGCTCACCGGAACCCCGAACCACCCGATATTGGGGGCGAGCGGATGGGTTGCCCTTGGCGCGCTTCAGAAGGGCAACAACGTGCTCGGCGGCCTGCGGTTTGATGGCCGCAGCGTTCTGGACCCAGACGTAAAGCACGCTGATGCCCCGATCGAGCAGGTATTCAACACGCTCGCGCACGCGGGGAATGTTGAGCGGGTGGCTCGCAGTGATGTGGATTTCCACGGCGACCGGCCAACACATGATGTCGACATTGTACGGGCCGAACGCGAATTGCTGCACGGGCGCAAGCCCGAGTGCTTCAAGGTGGCCGCAGAACTGGATTTCGCCAGCGCCGACCTTGGAATGCGAGCGCTGTTTATAGATCGCGCGCTTTGCAAGTTCCTCGGGCGTGCGCGCCATGCCGCGGACAGCATCGTGGGCAGCGCGCACCAGACGCTTGCGGTCCTTGGCCGACGTGTTCGCCATTCGTTGCAACATGGCCTCGGAGCGGTTGCGGGCTTTAACCCCGGCCTCGTCGAGGCACTTGTTCACAGCCCCGCGCCTTACGCCGAGTTCGGCCGCAATCGACTTCACCGAGCGGCCGGCTCTGAACAGCGCGACGGCGCGATCACGGTAGGCATCTCGCGTACAGCGCCCACGCAAAGCGCTGGCTTCGGCTCGGCTTCTGTTGGCACCGGCGCTCTTGAGCCGCTTGTGGATCGTCATGGCCGAGATGCCCGTGATGCCGACGAGTTGCTCGATCGACTTTCCGGCCTCGTAGAGCTTCACGAGGTCGTCGCTGTGAGCAGGCGCTTTTTTGCTGGGCACGTCTTCAACCTCGAAACCGACCGAGGCTGGTATATAGCAGAGGGCATAATCGCCCACAACTGTCGGTGCACTGTAATCTATGAGCCCGTCTTGGCGCAGCAGCGCCCCGAGGCCGACCCCAACAACCCCTGGGACACCGGCCGCTTCGACGAGCTTGACGCAGAGAACAACACGCAGGGCAAACCATGACCACCGCCACGCTCAACACCAAGAGCCTCGAGCTCAAGAGCCTCGACGACCAGGGCGTCTTCATCGGCTACTGCTCGGTCTTCGGCAACGAGGACCAGGTTGGCGACGTCGTGCGCAAGGGCGCGTACGCGAAGACGCTGGCAGAGCGCGGGCCGAGGGGCATCAAGATGCTGTTCGACCACAACCCCGCCGAGCCGATCGGCGTCTGGACGAAATTCACCGAGGACGATCACGGCCTGCTGGGCGAGGGGCAACTGCTGCTCGACCTGCAGAAAGGCCGCGAGGTCTACACGCTGATGAAAGCCGGCGCCCTTGACGGCCTCTCGATCGGCTATCGCGTCACGAAGCAATCGCAGGACCGCGCCAATCCGCACATTCGGTTTCTCGATGAAATCGATTTGCGCGAGGTCTCCGCGGTTATGTTTCCGTGCAATGAAGAAAGTGTTATCACCTCGGTCAAGGCAAATCAGTTGCCGACCGAGCGAGAGTTCCAGCGTCTGATCCAGCGGGAAGCGGGTCTGTCGCGCTCGGAAGCTGCCCATGTTCTCGAACATGGGTTCAAGTCACTCCTCAAAACCAAGCGGGATGCTGGTGGAGAGGTGGCGAGTACGCCACCCGACGCCGGCCTGGTCTTCTTCGCGGAAGAACTTCGGCGTCTAAGCCAAGTTTGATCCACAGGAGACCCGGCCTATGGCTGACGGTGCAATCCCCCAGGAACTGAAGTCCAGCATTGACGCCTTCCAGGGCACGCTCGCGACGATGCGCGGGAAGATGGAAGAGCTGGAGAAGCAGACCAAGAAAGGCGCCGAGGACGCTGTCACGAAGGCGGAACTCAAGAAAGTCGAGACCGCCTACGACAAGCTCAAGGACGACATCAATGCTCTGGTCAAGAGCCAACGCCGGCAGTTGGTGGCGGCAGAGCAATCGAAGTCGTCTGAAGTCGAAACGAAGGCCAATCTCGAGGTGGCCACATGGATCGGCGCCGATGGCGATCTTGCCAAAGGTGCCGCCCATCGCCTCGCCTACAAGGAGGCGTTCAACAAAATGGTGCGCCGTGGTGAGAAGGCGCTCACCCCGGACGAGCAGAAGACGCTATCGGTCGGCTCCGCGCCCGATGGCGGCTACTACGTTGAGCCGGTGCGCTCGGACAACGTGATCACGCGCCTGCGCGAGACGTCGCCCATGCGCGACATCGCCTCTTCGATCACGATCTCGTCGAACTCGATCAAGTTCCCGGTCGACCGCGACGACGCCGGCTATGAGTGGGTCAGCGAGCAGGGCACCCGCAACGCCACCAGCACGCCGCAGGTCGGCGAACTGGAGATCCCGGTGCACGAAGTCTCGGCCATGCCGAAGGCGACGCAGAACCTGCTCGACGATGCCATGTTCGACGTCGAGAGCTGGCTCAACCAGAAGGTGGCCGATCGCTTCTCGCGCGCCGAGAACACGGCCTTCATCACCGGCAATGGCACCTCGCGCCCCGCTGGCTTCCTGAGCCAGGCACAGGGCACGTTCGTGACCACGACGGACGCGACCCGCGCGTTCGGCGCGCTGCAGTACATCGCAACGGGCGTCTCGGGCGGCTTCGCGGTCGCGTCGACGGCGGTCAGCCAGGCCGACAAGATGCTCGACCTGATCTTCTCGTTCAACGCCGGCTACCGCGCCAATCTGCGGTGGACGATGAACAAGACGACGCTGGCGCAGGTGCGCAAGTTCAAGGATCAGCAGGGCAACTATATCTACAACCCGATGCTGGGCGCGCAGGGCGTGATCGACATGGTGCTGGGGTACCCTGTGACCGAATTCTCGGACATGGCGGATTACTCCACGGCCAATGCGTTCGCGATTGCGCTGGGCGACTTCAAGCGCGGCTACCTGATCGTCGACCGCCAGGGCATCCGCCAGTTGCGCGATCCCTTCACCGACAAGCCGCGGGTGCTGTTCTACACCACCAAGCGTGTCGGCGGCGCCATCGTCGACAGCGACGCGATCAAGGTGCTGAAGTTCGGCACGTCCTGATCTGAGCCACGACCCACAGGCGGGGTTGCGGCCCCGCCTGATCATCTCGCACCCCATCTAGGAGAACGTGACCATGATCGGTCAGGACCTGCACAATACCCTTCGCTACACCTTGGGCATCGCGCCCGCCGCCAACGCCAACCTCGGCACCACCGCGCTTACGAGCGCCATCATCGACTGCGCCGACGCGATGGCGACCGAGTTCGTCATCATCACGGGCACCCTTTCGGATGCCGACGCGGTCTATTCGGTGCTGCTGGAGGAGGGCGACAACAGCGCGCTTTCCGACAACGCCGCCGTGGCTGACGCTGACATGCTGCCGGCTGGCACGGGCCAGGAAGCGGCTGCTGGCTTCACCTTCGCGAACGACAGCGTCGTCCGCACCCTCGGCTACGTCGGCATCAAGCGCTACGTGCGCCTGACGATCACGCCGACGACCACGGCCGACAGCGGCAACACGCCGATCGCGGTGCTGGTCGTCCAGAAGCCCCGAGCCCGCGCCAACGTGCTCGGCTCGTAAGACTAAACGGGGCGGCTTCCGGGCCGCCCCAACGCCTGGGTGGGGTGAGGGATGCGGTATCTTGTCGGCGGCATGCGGCCGCCCAGCGAACAGCAGACGGTGCGGGTGCTCATGTTGCGGGATGCCTGGGGCGCCCC